ATGACCGCCTGACCGCGCCTCGCCTCGCCGCTCCGCGCCCAACCTCGACCGCCTTACATTGCCATGCCTCGCCGCGCCCCGTCGAATCTTGCCTCGACCGCCTTGACTAACCAAGACTTTCCGCTTCTTGCCACACCTAGACCGCCTTACATTGCCAAGCCGAACCACACCGGACCACGCCCTACCCCGACCGCGTTGCCAAACCTCGCCGCGCCGGACCGATCCTAGACCTGACCGCCTTGACTAACCAAACCACGCCCTACCGTGCCGCGCCCTACCCCGCCACACCTAGACCGCCTAACCTTGCCCAGCCCCGCGACTCCGTACCGCGCCTAGACCGCCTTGACTGACCGTAACTAACCCGACCAGACCACGCCTAGACCGCCGCGCCAGACCCCGCCTCGCCTTACCGTGCCCTACCGGACCCCTCCGTGACCATAGAAGGGGCGTTGCCGCCCCTTCCCTTCTTATGCAACGAGAGTAATATCTCGTCTTGTGCGTTCTTCTTCGATGAACTGCATTAAATCCTCAGTCTGCTCGTCTGCAAACTCAGGGTTGTCCAAAGCATCCTGCTGAACTTCACGACCTTCTTTCATAAGATCGTCCCAATCAGATTGGTGATCTCCCATGCTATCTTCTGATGTAACTTGGAACGTGCCGAATGATCCGCGGCCTTTTTCCTGTCGAAAGTCTCCTATGCCGACGATTGCTCCGGCGTTAGTAAGGAGGGACACGATAGAGAACGCGCTCAGTGTGGGCTGAACATATGCGATATCAACTTCAGCGCACCAACGCGGTAGGTAAGCGCGGGTTCTCATGTCTGGAGTTTTGTTCATGTCCGCGGACCGCACAACGTCAATCTTCAACTGTGGTTTGCCCCAAATCTGTACGTGTGTTTGCGGAAGGAAGATCAGGCGTTGTACGCTGGTCTTTGTGATACCGTCTGTTTCTAGTGCAGCGGTAGCCATTGCGCCTTTAACTCCGGGCGCTGGAAAGCATAGGAGTGTTTCGCCAAAGGGTTTTTTGTACACGGACTCACGGAACTCTTGTTCTGGGTTGTGTTTGATGGTTTTCTTTTCAGCCGCAGTTTTTCTACCGCCGCCGACGAGTAGATCGCGCATGGCTTTACTACTCATGCTGTTAAAGTAGAGAGGCGTGTTACCCATCATGCGGAGTTTAACGCGTCCTTGCTTTAGCGGTTGGATTTCTAACGGTGTTGCGGATGGTACTTTTTTCGTCGCCATGATAATTCTCCTTTTTCGTATCTGACATATGGGATTGTAAGCGACTGTATAAGACAATGTCAAGTATATTCCTAAAAAAGAAAAACCCCGCTTAAAAAAGCGGGGCCTAACTCAGTCAAAACATTGGAGAATGTCTATGGGTCTATTTGTACGCGACTTTATGGGATGTGTCAACCTTCTTTTGGTCTTTATACTTCTTTTTGTCATATACTTCGAACATTACGCGTAATTGCCCGCTGATTGTCCGTCCGTTCATTGCTGCGTCTGTTTTCAGTTCTAGGTACACCTCTATGGGGACCAAAACGCTTTTCCATTTAGTTGTATCCATTATACCCTCACTATTTGTCTGGGAATATATAAGAGTTTATGGGAACTTGCAAGAAAAAAGGCCCCCTGTCGTTGCAGTGCGAAACCTGACCGGACAGGAGGCAGTCGAGGCGTTAGGGGAGGAGCAGCAAACTTTAACCTATTCGGCCTCGCCCCAGTTAGGGCCAACTTCAACGTCGCACTTACTAGGGATTTCTAATGGTACTGCATCTTCCATGACTTTTGCAATACTTTCTGCTTCTTCTCTGGATTTTACTGACATGCAGAGTTCGTCATGTACTTGTAGCATGGGTAGATGTCCCATTTGATATAGGTCAACCATAGCTTTCTTTGTCATGTCCGCGGCCGACGCTTGGATAAGCCTGTTCAGAGCTTTGTATGTGTAGGCTCGTTTCAGCATGTTGGGCCCGTATTCTTCTACTGCTTCTGAGTAAGGCAGAGCTTTTGTCATACCAAAGCTTTTGGACTCCCACATATCAAATCTACAACGGCGGCCTTCCAAGGAGCGGATGACGCCCTTGCTTTGTTTACTATCCAGATGACGCATGACGCCTTGCATTAGACCTTTCACAAAAGGTACGCGGTCATGGTACTGTGCAACGAGAGATTTGGCGTCTTCTGCTTCGATGTCTAGTTGGTCTGCCAGTTTTGCGACGCCCATGCCGTACATCATGCCAAGGTTAATTGTTTTGGCTTGTTTGCGTGGGATGTTAGCCATTTCGGAAACCATTGTGTGAAAGTCCATGTCTGGGTCATTTCGGTAGCCGTTAACAAATTCCTCTACGCCTCTTAGTGCAAGCCCTCTGTGTTCACCGTATATGTGAGCGTAGTGAACCAAGATGCGCGGTTCTTGTTGCGAGTAATCTATAGCGGCCCAGTGGTCTCCTTCTTCTGGTAGGAAGAGGGATCGGATCATGGGTCCTATTTCTGGATCACGGGCGGGGATTTGTTGCAGGTTGGGGTTGTTCATGGAAAAGCGGCCGGAGACGGTTCCGCCGCTATCTCCACGGATTTGGTTTATGTGACTGTGTATTCTTCCGTCTGCGTGGCAGAACTTTAGGATGTTATTAATAAACGTGCCGCTGGTTTTGTTTAGGTTCCTTGCTTCTACGATAAGCTTTGGTAGTTTCTCTCTGTGGTCTGCCAGAAACTGCTTACGGAAGGACGGAGCGCCTTTCTCTGTTTTGGGTAGGAGATACTGAGGTGATCGAAAGCTTTTGCAACGGACTGTGCAGCCCAGATTTCCACATCGTATCCTACGAGCCTTTTTATCTCAGCTTTGACGGCTTTCTCTCGTTTGAGGATCGCGTTCCGCGTTCTTTCGGTTTTGTCCATATCTACGCGAACGCCTCGCCATGTCATATCGACCAGACAGGGGAGGAGGTTGAGTTCCAAGCTAACGATTGCGCCTAAGTTTTGTTTCTCTATCTCGACTTTGAGGTAGTTCCATAATTTGAGTGTAATCTCTGCATCTTTTTCTGCGTAGGGACCGACGAACATGGCGGGCATTTTCCACATCTCTGCCTTTGGGTCCAAGCCAAACTCTGCGGCTGCTTCTCTTAGCAGGTTCTCGCTCTTGGCTATACCCAGATATTCAAAGGCAACACTGTTTAGCGCGTAGCTAAATTTGTTTTCGTCTAACAGGGATGAGACAACCATTGTGTCGATGATGCGGCCTTTGATTTCAAAGCCCATTCTTCTGATCCAGCCTACATCGTACTGTGCGTTATGAAAGATTTTATCAGCGGGGCATTCAAATACTTTTTTGAGCCATTTGTTTGCCTGTTTTTTGTCTATGTTTCCGCCGCCTTCGTGTGCCACGGGTAAGTAGCAGGACCAATCGGCTGTAGCTATAGCGTAGCCTACAACTTCTCCGTCACCTACGGCCCATCCGGGCCCGTTCTTCTTGAGGTTCGGGTCCCGTGTTTCGACATCGATGGCAATAGTTTTGTGTTGTGTTAAGTCAGGCAGAGCGGACGGGGGAACCCACTCTGATTTTAGCGTTGGACCGCCTAGTTCAACCTTCATTATGTAGCCTTACATTCTTTTTAAAGCGTTCGATGGAGGTCAGTTCTCCGCCGATTGCGCTATAGCCGCATTTATCAACCCACCCGTCTTCAGAAAGGGGGTTATTTACTAAGCGGCAAGTTTTGAGCCAATCCATCATCAGGGCTACATGTTGTTCAGTTAATTCCCCATTTCTTTTGAGGGCGCAGTCTACAATTACGTTCCAGCCCACTGCTATTCTCTTAAAGTTTTCGTCCGCAGGCCCGTAGTCCGTGGCTCGTGGTCCCATGATTGTTTTCTTTGCTGTATCGAGTATTTCTTCTCGTTTCATGTTTGCCTCATAAGTTTAAGTTGTAGGGGTATCGCCTGTCTTTTTCTTTTGGGTAATATACGAGGACGAATGACTCGCAGTGTGGGCATGATAGGTTTGATACAATTGAGTATTCTTCTTCTTCTTCGCCACAGTCTTCATCTCCGCCCCAGATCAGGTCTGTGTTACAATGCCAGCATTTCATATGTCGTAGCTCCTTGCCATGTTTTCGGGTTCAACGATGTACAGGTTATTCTTAGTTCGTGTAACTGCAACGTAAAACAGGCGGTGAATATCGTCTGGAGCGGTTTCTAATTCTTTTTCCGCAGCTACGGACAGGTCTGGTATGAGGACGACGTTATCTGCTTCTCCGCCTTTGGCTTGATGGATGGTGGAGACGATGATCCGCGGATCGCCGTTGAATTTTTCACCACGTCTCAGGAGTGCAATGATGTATGCTCTGCTTTGTTCGGGCAGTCTGTCCATTGCTATGTGCCAGACCATGTCGATGGTTGCCAACAAGCCGTACTGGTTTTGTAGTTTGTCTAATGTAACGAAGTCTGTGTCCTCCAATCCGGACAGGGTTTTAAATCCTCTGGCAACGCGTTCTTTGCTGGACATGAAGCTGTAGATTTTCTTAGCCACTGCTCCGTTTACTTCTTGACCCTTGCGCAATTGCTCCCAGCCGTTGACGGCGATACTTGTTTTCTCTGGTATGGATCGATGTCCGCGAAATTCGAAGAGGTATCCGCTGGACCGTAGGGTGGTATCTATTTCTGCAAGCAGGTATCCGGCGTGAGCCATAATTAGCCAAGAGCCTTCTGACATGTCTAGCTGATCGATATCGTATATATGCTCGTA